CTCTTTTCCGACAACCGACGATGCCCTGCTTTCTCGTCTCATAACCGCGGCTAGTCAATATCTCCAGACGTGGCTGAATCGACAAATCCCGTTGGCTGATTACATCGAGGTCCGAGATGGTACCGGAGGCCACCGGCTCCAATTCGCTTGTTTTCCGGTTGTGGCCGTACAGTCGCTGACGGTCGACGGGCAGACGATCCCTCAAGCAGGCTCGAGCTGCTCGGCGGGTTACAGCTTCAGTACGAGCCAGCTGTCAGTCCGCGGCTATAGGTTCTGTCGCGGTGCTCAAAATGTCGTCATTGCGTACACTGCGGGATATGCAATCACTCCGCCCGATATCGCGCAGGCGTGCATCGACCTGGTTGCACTCCGCTACCGCGAGCGCAGCCGTATCGGCGAGGTCTCTAAATCCTTAGGCGGCGTTGAGACAGTGAGTTATTCACAAAAGGATTTTAGCGACCCGATAAAGACGCTGCTGCAACAATACCGACTAATGAGCCCGATCGTTGCCATTCGGCCAATGGTGGCGTCGACCGATGTCGACCCGGCGTTTGTTTCGGGTGTTCTATGATCACAGCCCATCTCATCGGTGTCGAGGAAGTCTTGTCATGGTTGCGAGCCACACCGGAGACAATTAATACCGGTCTCGCGCGCGCAATCACCAGGTTGGGGATCGACCTCCAGCGCAATATTCAGGAGAATGAGATCACTGGCCGACCGCTTAACGGTCGCTTTGGCTTACTCAACTCGAATGTCGATCTAAGTATCGATCAGACTGCCGATGGAGTGGCAGCTACAGTCTTCAGAGATAGCGGGTCACGTACCGGGGAACAAGGGTTCACTGGTAGGAGCGGCCTCAAAGACAACCTACGGCACATTAAGAAAGCGTTCGAGCGCCCACCTCTCGGGAAGATTGTTACTGCGCAGGCACGCAATCGTCGGGCTGCTTTGCCCGACAGCTCTTTCCTGCGCTCGGCACTAGAAGAGATGACACCGTCCATTCGCGACGAGGTGGAGGCGGCCTTGAGTGAGGCTGTAAAAGGATGACGTTAACACACCTGCCCTGCTGCCGAAGCCATCCGAAGCCTCTCGGTTCGCTGTCACCTATGGCGTAACGCAAGATCCTAATGAGCGCACCTGAAAGTCCGGTATCGTGGATCGACAATGATAACCCGAGAGACCATCTACGCCGCATTATGGGAGCTTGGCTCTAATGCCGCAAGGTTCGCCACCACAAACCGGCGTTTACGCCACTGGGGGGATGTGGCTCCGGCCGAACAGCCGGCATTGTACATGAGCGAAAAGGGAGGTCGCGCGGCAGTAAAGAAGCTCGGTGCTCCGATCGTGTGGACCCTCTATGCAGAGTTTTTTCTGTATGCTCATTCGAGCGACCCGTTCACAACCCCGGGAACAATTATAAACCCACTGCTCGATGCTCTTGAAACCGCGCTGGCGCCGTCACCGACTACAGGGATTCAGAATCTGGGGCTGCCTGAGATGGTTCAGCACGCCTATATCGCCGGGAAGGTTGAGACCGACGAAGGAGTACTCGGCAATCAGGCCATTGCCATTGTGCCGGTCGAAATTCTGTGCGTCTGAGAGCATTGAAGTGTGTCACCGGGTCACTTGCCTCTACGTACTGCAGCGAGATGTGCCGGATCTGCTAGGTCGGGAGCCCATACTGAGTGCTGATTTGAAGGAAAGGACTATGTCCGAGGATGATCTCGGCGTATTCGATATAGCCGCGCCAGAATGGATTGAGCAGCTGATCGAACGATAGTGGGTTGACCTCCCCGGCTCTGCAGTCGCGCGCGACACACGGGCCCGGAATATCGCCCATGGGCCAAAGAGGCGTTAAAGCGGCTCTTGAAAGGGAGTATTTGACATGCAATTGAGCTTCGGGTCTGGCGCAATATGGGGCGAGCGCACTGATGCGACGGGCTCGGGTATCGGTCCGCGCCAGTTCGGCGTCTTGCAAGAAATACAAATAGACTTTGATTGGAGCGATAAGGAGCTTTACGGTCAACGGCAATTTCCCATTGCGATCGCGCGTGGGCAAGGAAAAATTACGGGTAAAGCTAAATTCGCCCAGATCCTTGGGCTACTATATTCCGATATCTTCTTCGGACTGACACCTGCTACCGGGCAATTCGCGGTCGCGCAACTTGAAGCCACTACGGTTTCTGCGACAACGCCTTATACCGTCGTCCCCGCTAATGCAGCTAACTACAACGACGATCTTGGGGTCGTGTATGCTAGTAATGGCAGGCGCTTTAATCGGGTAACGACACCTTCCCAAGCTGGTCAGTACTCGGTCAATTTCTCGAACGGCGTTTACACCTTCGCCGCAGCCGATGCCGCAGCTGCAGTGTTAATATCATATACTTACAACCTTCCAGCAACCGGTAGCACGCTGACGCTTACGAATCAACTGATGGGCGTGACTCCAACGTTTAAGGCGACTTTCTATACGTCTTATAACGGCAGTGGTACTGCCTTGCGCCTTAACGCCTGCACCGCCAATAAATTATCGCTGCCAACGAAGCTCGACACGTGGACGATCAGCGAGCTTGATTTCACAGCCTTTGCCGATGCCTCGGGTACGATCGGCTACCTAAGTACGGTGGAATGATGATCCCCGGTGTGGTTGTTGCGATGGGCGGCCGCGATTGGCTGGTCCCACCTCTGACCCTTGGTGAGCTGCGGCGGCTGATGCCAAAGGTTCGCCAACTGACCGAGATCGGTGCGTCAATGGGCGAAGCGCAGATCGCGGTGCTGGTCGAGATCGTTACAGCAGCGCTGCAGCGCAACTACCCCGATGTGACACTCGAGGAGGTGGAGAATTTGCTCGATCTCGGTAATGCTGCTTCCGTTCTGAACGCTGTGCTTACCGGGTCGGGTTTAAAAGTAAGCGAGACCTCTATGGGGGAAGCGCGTGCCCCCGAGACCCAGCCGGGGGCAAGCACGGCGAAGCTGGGATCACACACGAACACGACCCTACGGCCGGGAACGCCTGGACAGAGATTTACGGGCTCCTCGCCACAGTATGTGGCTACAGTTACCCAGTCATAGATGAAATGACCCTTCTTCAGGTCGAAGAGCTGATGTCCTACTGGGCGCAGCATCCGCCGCTGCACTTGCTGGTCGCGGCCTATATTGGCGTTGAAAGACGCAAGCAGTCATCGAAGCCGCCGGCATTCGCGGGGCAAAAGCGAGAACCGAGCTCGGATGGGGGGCCGATGCTCGCTCAGCTCGGGCCTGGCTTCAATACCGGAGATGTCCATGCTGGCCTCCCGCCGGTGGTGCTTGATTTCTCCGAGCTATGCCGCCGAGGCCAGGCTTCGGGCTAAAGTACTCAAAGGGAGCCGAGCAGTCTGCGAAACGCGGCGCAGAGGCTTTTCATCGAGGTGTTATCATGGCCGATATTGAAACCAGCGTTGTCATTAGCGCTCAGATCGATGGCCTTCGATCTGGAATGGAGGCTGCGTCAAATTCGGTCCAAACGGCGACCGATGCGATGCGTACGCAACTTGCCGGGCTCGGTGATATCGCCCAGCAGGTGCAATCGCAGCTCAGTGCGGCAACGGGACAGATCGGATCCAGCGTTGGCGTGCTGCAGGCGAAAGCGTCAGGTCTTGCAGGACCAGTATCGGGGGGCATCATGCTCTCGGGGGACTCCGGTTATGGCAGCCCCGGTGGCTTTGGGCAGACTAGTCCTGACCTCAGCAGTGGAAGAGACGCGTCGGTTAACGAGAAACTATGGGATCAACAGCTGCTCGCTTACCAGAAGTTCCAGAACGACAAGCAGAAGCTCGACTTTCAGGCGGTGCAGGCCAGCCAAAGAACATGGCAGAGTTTGATGGAGCCTATTCAGCGGGCTTTCGATAAGTCGATAACCGGCATGATATTGGGGACGACGACATTGCAAAAGGCAGTGGCGAATATAGCACAATCTATAATCGCGGAGTTCGTCAACCTCGGCGCCAAGATGGTAACCAACTGGATCGCCAGTGAGCTCTCTATGACAACCGCGACCGAAGCGGGCGCCACGGCACGTACCGCGGCGGAAGGCGAGGGAATGGCTGCCGGACTGGCGATGAA